GGCAAAGACTGCTCGTCAAGCAATCCAAATGGTTGCTCGAAAATTGGGCGTCGATTTCATGATGCTTAAAGTCGGTAAGGTAGTTAAAGAAGGTGTTGAACACACCCTCGAAGAGGCGGCTACAGACTTTTTCAAGGTATCGAAAGACATTCTTAAACTGAAAGATAGTGTGGATCAGAAACATATCAATAGAATTGGTAAGTTGTTTGGCGATATTGCTTCAAACTCTTCATTACAGAAGCGGGACAAGTCGGTACTAGCAATACAGAAGGCCATGCGCGCTATGGACACGGATTCGCGAGATGCCATCAATGACGTTCTAGATGCCCATAAGCTCCGCAAGGGACCAAATCTGGTCGTAGATCATGTTGAGATGGATGAAGCCAAGCGCAAGTTTGAACCCAGTGCCCCCTCCGCTAGTGCAGCTGAACGCCGTAAGGCAATTGAAAAGCACCAGGCCAAGAGAGGTAAGAAGGATGATTATGATATGGACGACGATAAGCCCAAAACAAAACGCGTGAAAGGCAAATATGGTACGTCGCATTATGATGAGTCCGTGTCTGTTGATAGAGTCAACGAGTCTTCTGATAGCCGCTTTTCAAGATTGCTTTCAAATGCAATCAAAAAGAAATCATAAATACTAATAATAATTCAAGGAGAAACACGTGAAACTTCAAGACCGACTAGGCATTAGTGATGAAATGATAGAAGCGATTCGCTCTGTCACAGAAAAGAAAGCTGCGGATCCCGTTAGTTCAGATGAGCTAAAGGGCAAGTATAAGGAACGCGAAGACAAGGATATCGACAATGATGGCGATACTGATAAAAGCGACAAGTTCTTACATAAAAAACGCAAAGCAATCTCTAAAAACATCAAGAAGTCTAAGGCAGATGAAATTGATGTGCAACCAAAGATTAGTGACGATATCCGTGAAGCTGCTGCACATGCAGATCATGTTAGCTTACATCCGCATCCAACTAAGAAAAATTCGTACCACGTTGGTGAAGTTGGTAAGAACCTCAAAGGACGATTGAAGACAGGTGAAACTGTATCAGACAGTGAGGTTGATGACTTGGCCGATATGGGTTACAGAATTAAGACACATAGTAAGGGACTGAAGGAAGCTACGGGCGTTGCAGCCGGTGCTCTCGATCCACACAACTGTGCAACACACGTTTATCACGAGCAATGGGGCGATGGTCAGACAATCTTCTCTATGCACGCTGAGCCAAACAGCGAAGGTCTAGTTGAGTGGTATGATGTGATGTTCGAGCACGGTATTGAGAAACAAGTATATGCTGCTGATATGGATGTTCTGGCTGAGATGAGCCACGGCAACCACAAGAAAAAGAAGAAAAAAACAGCTTAATAACTCAATAACAGGAGACATTCAATGTCAGCTTGGGGAAACAAAGACGATATCGCATCACCAGGAACGGTATCATTGTCAGGAAGTACAGTAACTGGAACAGGTACATTCTTCGCAAACAATTATGTTAGCGGCGATGTAATCAAATTCAACACGCACGGTAGTGCTGTAATCAATGCAATCTCTAATAGCAGCGTCATGACGGTTGTGTCAGTCGCTGAGATTTCGCTTGCTTCTCTTACAGCTAACACCTATACTGTTAGCGAAAAGCCAGTTTATTTAGTAGACACGGACACCAATACACAGGCTTCTGATGTATATGGCGTATCTGTTGCTGAGAAAGCATGGGCAAACACTACTTCTGACGTATACCGAGCTGCTCACGCAGGTTGGGTAAAGATTGGCGATCAGTATACTGATGCTAACGGCAATACGCGTCAAAAGAGCGAAGTATTAGTTGCAATGTCATCAATTAGCGGCGACGCAGATGATGATACCGGCAACGTTGCATTACCAGAAGGTTAAGAGGTAGAAAATGGCTGATAAGAAAATTACGGAGCTTCCGGCTCTTACGACTGCGGCATCTAGCGATGTCTTATACATTATCGATGATGCTACTGGTACGCCAGTCAGCAAGAAAATCAGCCTGTTGAATCTATTGGGTGCTGTGCCGGCGAACACTGTGTTTACGGCACACACCACATTCAACAATAAAGTAACTGCGGCCAATGGCGTGATTACATTGGCGACATCGACAACTCCAACGTCAAACAATGCGACGACGGACCTTGGTGCAGGGATGCAGGGAAGCATGTTTTGGGATCAAAACTATCTGTATATTGCAACATCTAATACAGAGATCAAAAGGGTTGCGCTAAATACCTTTTAATTAATCCTGGGAAACATCCTTATAATGTTACAAATCGATGATAATAACTTTTCGTTATTTGCTGCAAAATATTATGATAATCCAAACTGTATTGATATACTTGAGTTCCACGATGATCTTAATCGAATCAAGTATATCAAGCGGTTACTAAAACAATACTCGGAATCTGGGAAGCTGAAGGAGCGATTGATACTCAATCACCTCATCACGCTATTCAACGTGTTTGAATCACCTGCATGTACTAAGATGCTGGTGTTCAAGCTCTATGAACATATGCCTGTCCTCAAATCATTCATAAGCTATTTGAACTATTGGCCAGAAAGAATTGATGGATTAGGGGCAAACAACCTCTCTATACTCTCAGATGATATAGAGACCGACCCGTACGTAGATAAGGTATTACAGAGCATATGACACAAGCTGTTGATCTATATGTAATATACAAATTGGTGAAAGCCATTTCTACTCCGTTCGATGAAACCGATGCCTTTGAGCTAGGTATAATTGATGGAAAGGGTAAACTTCTGCGTAAGCCAAAAACGGCTAAGGAGAAGGATGCATATGATCACTTTGACCGTGTTGTATTCAATCTCAAGCGCATAATGGCGAAGTTTGGATTAGATAAGAGATACGCCACCTATGCTGGTGCCCTACTATTGATGCGGGAGAGTGCAAATGACTATCAGTCTTCAGATGATCAATTGGAGACGGCGCTAATAATCGAGTACAAGAGCCTACAGAAGAAAGCATCTAAAACTTTTAGTTCATTGAACGATGAGGTAAATGTTACAGGACCAGCTGTTGCCGGTACAGGGGACGACCCCGTACACTGGGCCAAGCGATCAAAGGGACGTCCTAAAAGAGTTGGGCGATCCATTAGTGGCGTACAGTATCTTAAAAAGAGAAAGAATAAAGAGGAACAGCCTCAATGAACAGAGACAGTGTTTTCGAAACTTTAAAGATAGATGAATAAAGACCATCTGGGCTACCCAACTTTCGGAGTTGGTCACTTGGTCCTCGAGTCTGATCCAGAGCATGGGCAAGAAGTCGGAACACCAGTCGACGAAGACAGAATCCGTGAGTGCTTCGAAAGAGACCTCGATACAGCAGTATCCGAGTGCACAGTCCTATATGGAGACGGTTTCAGCGATTGGCCGGGAGAAGTCCAAGAAGTCTTAGTGAACATGATGTTTAATATGGGTCGTCCTCGTCTGAGTAAATTTAAGAACTTTCGCAAGGCACTCGATGCATGTGATTGGGCACAGGCCGCTGTTGAAGGCCGAGATAGCCGCTGGCACAAACAAGTTACCAATCGCGCAGAGAGACTAATGACGCGGCTAGAGAACTTATGAGCAGAGTTAAGGAACCACAACATCCTACTGAAGGTGAGTGGTCCTTTGATATGAAGGGCAACCTGGTTGTGTTTCGACACGGAGAATGGACACACCGTTAACTGTTGCCTTTACGTACATAGTATTGTATAATAGACATCTATTAACAAGAAAGCACCAATGAGAGACATATTATGATTAAAACACTACTTGTTGTACTATCACTAGCTTTCCCTGCTGCATCGTACGCTGGGTCCAGTGATATTATCGAAGGAATAGTAGTATTAGGGGCTATCAAATCTCTACTACATGATCACGATGATGATTCTATCCTAATGGATATCGTTACAGACAATGTATATGGTGGGCCAATACTAGCTACTAACCACAGACATTATCGAAATCGCGATATGAGAGCAATATATGATCATATTCCACGTACCAGATACGATGATGATATCAGAGATCTCCGTGCTATTAAATTTCACAGCTGGCGTCGATCCAGGACCTGTGAACATCCACCTTGCGGCCAATAGGCCGCTTTTTTTTGTCTATAAAAAAGCTATATAGTAATACTACCATCAATAAGTGAGTATACTATGTTTAAAAACATACTCGTTAGGACGCCCCTGACGCAACTAGTAACTTGGTTCAAGAACCTATTCACGGCTGAATATGAGCTGACTATATGGATGAACATCGAAACTACAAACGGTGACGGTGCGGTTATTGTGACAAGGGACGAGCAAATTTTCAAGCTATCCAAGATAACTAAAAAATCAGCCAAACACTTTGTCGGTAAAGATCTCAGTAACAACTTCTTTGAAATCAAAACCAATACTGTGATGGACTACAAAATAGTGAGGATACACTAATGCAATACCTAGTAATAATATTGACAATAATGCTTCTGACGTTGGGTGCATCTAGCAAGTGGTATTACGAAGATACCCAGGCAAGAATAGCTACTCTGAGAGAGAACTCAGCTAAGCTCGAAGTAGCAGCAGAGTCAAATCAAAATACCATAACAAGGCTGAAAGACGATGCCATTGAGTTAGTAAAGAGTAATATTGAACTACAGGTGGGTCTCAAGGCAGCTTCTACACAAGTTGATGCGCTTAGAGACAAATTCATTGATCACGACCTAATCAAATTGAGCTTAAAGAAGCCAGGTCTAATAGAAAAGAGGATAAACGATGGTACAGCTAAAGTTTTTGACGATATCGCTAATATTACTAGTAAGTAGTGGTTGTTCTATATTAGTTGGGCAGGATCCAGAGAAGCAGGTTGTCCTACAGACTGAATACGTAGAGAAGTTTATACCTATCCAGAAAAGACCCGATGCCATTATTCCTCGGGATGTAACATTTAAAGTTGTTACGAGCGAGAACCTTGAGCAGTTCATGGAGTATATAAGCACTACAACCGGTGCTATAGTGTTTTACGCTATGACTGTGAACGACTACGAGCGTCTCTCAATGAACGTGGCAGACGTGAAGAGATACCTGCTACAACAGAATGAACTTTTAATTTACTATGAGAATGCAGTAGCGCCGAAAATCGAGGGCGATGAAAACTCAAAGTAATAAATAAAGCTAGCAACCAAATATTCGGAAGTACCACGATGGCTGGCACAAAAATTAAGAAAGGCAAGAATCTAGAGCATGAATCTGTTCTGGATTCCGCTGATTTGAATGGTGATGGTGTTGTATCTGAAGAAGAGTTGACTATGCACGAGAAAATGATTAATATTGAGAACGCTGATCAAAAGGAAGATGCTCAGCGTAAGATGGCATGGTTTGCGTTAGCAGGCATGTTATTGTACCCGTTTGCTGTCATATTGGCGGTAGTTGGGGGGTTAGATAAGGGGGCTGAGATTCTAGGCGATATGGCGGCAACATACTTTGTTTCCGTTGCTGCGATCGTAGCTGCATTCTATGGCACACAAGCGTACGGTAAAGACAAAGGAAAGTAATTTAACATGGAAACAGAAGTTAAATTGGCAACAGATGTAGAGGTTCTCAAGAAGGGTGTAGAGCACGCATCCTACGTAGCAACGAAGTTGGATGTTGCTATAGAGAAACTGTCTGAAGTTGCTAGCAGCCTAGATCGTATGATAGCAGTACATGAGAATCGGTTAGAGCACCACGAACAGGTCGACAGAGAGCTGTTTTCACTTATCGAAGAACGCCGCAAAGAAACAAAGGAGCAATATGAGACTCTGCACAAGAGAATTGGTAGTATGAGAGACGATTTCGATCACGAACTTTCCGATTCCTTGAAGGCACTGTCTGCTGAGATCAAGGAGCTCAAGAGCCATAACGCAGAGCACCATAATGAAATATCCCGTCGGATATCAGGTCTCGAGAAATGGCGCTATTTTGTCATGGGTATGGCTGCTATTGGTGGCTTTATAGTGGCTAGATACGAAATAATGGCTAAGATGTTCAGTTAACTGTTGACTTTATCTTAAAACCCTGTAGAATAGCCGTGTAGCGCTATTAAGTCTAACTGGGTTTATATTATGAGTGAATGGATCGATAGGAAATATGCAGGATTACTTTCGCCGAGGCTGGAACGCTTCAGTGTTAAGACGCATCAGCCGTACCTAGCTAGCTTCAGATGTCCTATCTGCGGCGATTCGAAAAAAAACAAGTGGAAAACTCGGGGATTCCTGTTCTCTAAGAAGGGTGGACTATTCTTCAAGTGCCATAACTGCGCAGCTAGTACAACACTAGGTAACCTCCTCAAGCAGCTCGACGTATCAACATATAAGCAATATGTGATGGAACGATACAGAGAGGGTGGCCACAAGAAACAGTCGCATGCCAACGTAGCCAGTGTGTTTGACTTTTCGTCCCCGAAATTTGCAGAGAAGAATATACTCGACTCCTTCCTGGAGAAGGTAAAAGGTACTATCGCCGAAGAGTATTTATCTGATCGACGAATACCTTCTAGTCGATGGAGTTCTCTGTATTACGTAAGTGACGTAGGTACAATGGAGCGGCTAAGCGATAAGTACAAGGACCGCATCGTTGGTAATGATCAGCGATTGGTCATACCCTTCTATGGTAGGAACGATCATCTAGTTGGTGTGACATGTCGGGCCCTAGGGGATAGTCGACTGCGTTACGTCACTATACGTATCGATGATGATGTACCGATGATCTATAATCTCAATAAGATCGATGAGTCCAAGACCGTATATGTAACAGAGGGTCCTATCGATAGCATGTTCATAGACAATGCATGCGCAGTTGGTAACAGTGATCTTACTTCTATAAGTCCTACAGTCAATAAAGAGAGTGTTGTACTCGTATATGACAACCAACCACGTAATCAGAATCTAGTTCAAACCATGCAGCAAGCGGTAGCAGCTGGGTTTACCATGGTGATGTGGCCAGAGTATATTGAGGAAAAAGATATTAATGATATGGTCATGTCTGGCATCAAAGTACAGGAAGTTATAGAGAATAACACATATAGCGGCCTACAATTACAATTAGCATTTAATAAATGGAAGAAAGTTTAGTATATGGTGGGATTTCGCAACTCTCGGCAAATTCAAATAGCTAAATGATAATACAATAACATAAAACAGTAGTAGACATTATACCTCTTATCGGGTATAATCCTCTGATTGATTAACACTTGGATAATAATAAAATGAATTCGTTACCAATTAATGTAGTAAAGCGCAATGGTGATCAGCAGTTGCTAGACCTCGAGAAGTTCCATCGAGTTGTGTCCTGGGCCTGTGAGGGAATTACAGGTGTGTCAGCATCCGAAGTAGAGTTGCGATCTCACGTACAGTTTTACAATGATATAAAATCAAGCGATATCCAAGAGACCTTGATCAAGGCAGCAGCTGATCTAATTAGCGAAGAGACACCCAACTACCAGTATGTTGCGGGTCGATTAATCAATTACCATCTACGTAAGGCCATATATGATGGCCCAACTCCAACCCGGTTATATGATCACGTTAAAGATGTCATATCCAAGGGCTTCTATACTAACGAGTTACTTGATTGGTATACAGAGGAAGAGTTTGATGAGATGGATAAGTTTGTTGTCCATGAGCGTGATAACAACCTAACTTATGCCGCTATGGAGCAATTCCGAGGCAAATACCTGGTGCAGAATAGATCTACTAAGGAAATATTCGAGACTCCACAGATGGCGTACATACTAATATCAGCTACGTTGTTCGCAAGCTATGAGAAGGACCGTATGACATGGGTTAAAGATGCATATAATGCGTTCTCTAACTTCGATGTCTCCTTGCCTACCCCAGTAATGTCCGGTGTGAGAACGAATGTCAGGCAGTTTTCGTCATGTGTATTGATCGAGGCGGATGATAGTTTAGACTCAATAAATGCAGCAGCTGCATCCATAGTGAAATATGTTTCAAAGAAGGCTGGTATTGGTATCAATGCTGGTCAAATTCGGGCGATCGGATCTTCTATTCGAAATGGAGATGCTACCCATACAGGTGTAATCCCATTCTATAAGTTGTTTCAGGCTGCCGTTAAGAGCTGTAGTCAGGGTGGAGTGAGGGGTGGTGCTGCCACTCTGTACTACCCAATATGGCACCTGGAGGTAGAAGATCTCCTGGTACTAAAGAACAACAAGGGAACAGAGGACAATAGAGTACGTCAGCTCGATTATTGTGTACAGTTCAACAAACTGATGTATGAGCGCCTGATACAAGGTGGCAATATTACTTTGTTCTCTCCACACGAAGTTCCAGAACTATATGACTCGTTCATGGTAGACAACGAGAAGTTCAAAGAGATATATGAGAAGGCAGAACGCAATACGTCTATTGCAAAGAAGGTAGTATCGGCTAGTGAGCTGTTTTCATCCTTCATGCAGGAACGTAAGGATACAGGTAGAGTATACCTGATGAACGTAGACCATGCTAACGAGCATAGTTCGTTTATTCCTGAGAAGGCGCCCATTAAGCAGAGTAATCTCTGTTGTGAAATAACATTACCCACTCAACCACTTAATGGTCTAAATGATGAAGAGGGTGAGATTGCACTCTGTACACTTGCTGCAATTAACTGGGGTAACATCAAGTCAGTAGAAGGATTTAAGAAGCCAGCTGAGATTGCTGTTCGAGCTCTGGATGCTCTACTAGACTATCAAGACTACCCTATCAAGGCAGCTGAGATATCCACCATGAATAGACGACCGCTGGGTGTAGGTATTATCAACTTCGCCTACTGGTTGGCCAAGCACGATACTAACTATAGTACTCCAGACCTAGATCTCATAGATGAGTATACAGAAGCATGGAGCTACTATCTAACTAAGGCGTCAGCAGACCTTGCCGTAGAGAAGGGTGCCTGTCCGTTGATTGGAGATACCAAGTATGGATTGGGAATTACACCCAACCAGACCTATAAGAAAGATGTAGATGAATTGGTAGAGCACAAGGAGCGCATGGACTGGACAGGCCTACGGAAGCAGATGGCAGAAACAGGTATCCGTAACAGTACTCTAATGGCACTGATGCCAAGCGAAACCTCATCGCAGATTAGCAACGCAACAAATGGTGTAGAGCCTCCTCGCAGCTTTGTATCGGTGAAGCAATCAAAGGATGGTGTACTGAAGCAGGTGGTTCCAGAGTATCGTCGATTGAAGAATAAGTACGAGTTGCTTTGGGATCAAGAGTCACCAGAGGGCTACTTGAGCATCATGGCTGTATTGCAGAAGTATGTAGATCAAGGTATATCGGTCAATACTTCGTATAATCCACAGCACTATGAGGACGAGAAGATTCCTATGAGCGAAATGCTGCGTCATCTTGTACAGTTCTACAAGTACGGTGGCAAGCAGCTGTATTATTTCAACACCTATGACGGTGCTACAGATGATTTTGATGAGGGAACTCCTCTCACTCAGAACGAAATCGACGACTCTTGTGATTCGTGCGTAATTTAAGGATAAAATGTGACATATAGTGTATTTGACGAGACTAATACTACGTCTCAGTACGACAATAAATTGTTCCTAGACGATGGTGTTACCATTGCACGCTATGATAAGCTGAAGTACAAGGCATTTGATAAGCTAACGGAGAAGCAGCTGGGGTTCTTCTGGTTACCACAAGAAGTTGATATTCAGCGCGACAGTAAGGACTTCAGAGATCTAACTGAACACGAGCAGCATATCTTTACGTCGAACCTTAAGCGCCAAATACTCTTGGACAGTGTACAGGGCAGATCACCTAATGTCGCGTTGTTACCTATTGTATCATCGCCAGAACTAGAGACGTGGATAGAAACGTGGTCCTTCTCAGAGACGATTCATAGCCGTAGTTACACCCATATTATCCGCAATGTGTTTCCAGACCCATCTGTCGTTTTTGATTCTATCTTAGATATCAAGGAGATAACAGATTGTGCTAAGGATATATCGAAATACTATGATGACCTCATCGAATACTCTAGTTGGTACAATCTTCTAGGAGAGGGCACGCATGAAGTTAATAATGAAAAGCTAGTAATAGATAAGTATGAGCTGAAGAGAAAGATTTGGAAGGCCATTAACAGCGTAAATGCTTTAGAGGGCATCCGGTTCTACGTTTCATTTGCATGTTCATGGGCGTTCGCTGAGCTCAAGAAGATGGAAGGCAATGCTAAGATCATTAAGTTTATTGCACGAGACGAAAATCTCCATTTAGCTAGTACACAACAGTTAATAAAGCTACTTCCCAAGGATGATCCCGATTTCGTGAAGATTAGGGACGAGATGGAGGGAGAAATAGCTGATATGTTTGTAGAGGCAGTGGAACAGGAAAAAGAATGGGCCGAGTATCTCTTTAGAGATGGTTCAATGATTGGCCTGAATGCACAGTTGCTGCAGGAGTATATTGAGTGGATCGCAAACAAGCGTATGGCAGCGGTATCAATAAAGTCGCCATATAAAGTACCACAATCAAACCCATTACCATGGACACAGAAATGGATAAGTGGAGGGGATGTGCAAGTGGCGCCACAGGAAGTAGAAGTAAGCTCATATGTGACGGGCGGAGTTAAGAAAGATGTAGATGGAAATACGTTCAAAGGATTTTCTCTATAGGCAACTTCTACAAAATAGATCTATCCAAGGAATACAAATGACAATATTTAGCGAAAGCTGTAATAATTGTGGAGCAGACTATATTATTGAAGCAGTTGAAGACAGTACTACCGATGAACCAGTGGTGTGTCCGTTTTGCGGAGACGAGCTGGAGAGCTATATAATAGATCGGGATACTATACAAGAGTTAGATTTTGACAGCAGCGAAGAGTGACTGGACATATCAAGGTAATGAATTTACTTCAGAGATGATTGGAGAAAGTTTCGGGTTCGTATATCGAATAACTGATCTATCTAATGGTAAGAAATATATCGGTAAAAAATGGTTCTGGAGTACAACAAAGCGACCCCCTCTGAAGGGGTACAAGCGGAAACGCACCGTTGTGAAGGAATCAGACTGGATCAAGTACTTTGGATCTAGTGATGAGGTCAAGGCCTTAGTTGAGCAGAATGGGTACGATGGCTTTGAGAGAGAAATACTCAAGTTATGTGCCAATAAAGGCGAGTGTACGTATTGGGAGACCAAACTACATTTTGAATATGATGTTTTGCTTGATGATAATTATTATAATGCATTTGTATCATGTAAGATACATGCAAAACACGTGAGCAGTCTCAAGAAAGATTAATTATGAATAAGATTATGTGTTTCGAGGAGTGGAGGCTCAATTACCCTCACCCTTTCCCCGACTTCAAGCCTTTTGAATATGCGGGATTCAATAAACGTAACCAGCATGAAGATGCTGACGCATACGTTCAAGTTAATATACAGCACCCCTACATAGTAAAAGAACCAGGAAGAGAACCAATATACGAGTACATCAAGAGTACTGGTAAGCCTTCTGTCGTTTTCGAGACTGCCGTATTTCGGGAGGGAGTGGATAGCTCGAGCTGGGAAAAGTCTAAGTACCATAGGTTCTCCTGGGACAGTTACCTGTTCAATGAAGGGGACTTTGGGCCAGTAGGCAACCCCGATGACAGGTGGAAGAGAATACAGAAAGAACAGGGTATAGAAATCCGCCCATGGAGAGCAAACAGGGGCAAATATGTCCTGATTCTTCTACAGCATGTCATCGATACAAGTCTAGTCCGTATGATGGATCAATACGACCAATCTTACTATAAGTGGCTCAAGCATACAATATCACTAATTAGAGCCAACACAGATCTACCAATTCACCTACGCCCTCATCCTAAACACGGGATGTATGGTTACCAGTTTGAAGCATCAAAAATAAACAGTTTACTTTCCGAGACCAATGGTGTAAAATGGTCAGTAAATCCCAAGGCTGATAAGTTACATGGTGGCAGACACCTGATGGCTGATCTGATGGATGCACATGCGGTGGTAGGATGGACATCTAATGCAATGACCGAAGCAGCCTGCTATGGTATACCAGTATATGCAATGTCCGATGGAGCAATGTCAACTCCCGTTTCCCATACCGACTTCACGAAGATAGATAATGTAGTAGGTGGTCCTGATAGACAGCAGTGGTTAAATGACATGGCATATTCCCAATGGACACATGATGAAATTAAGCAAGGCGTTGCCTGGAATCATATTACAAAAGAGAGATAGTATGAGCGAGACAGTGGAAAGACCGTGGGGTAAGTATACCTTCCTGGATAAACGAGAAGATGTCGTGGTAAAGGAGCTGGTTATACAACCAGGTAAGAGCATTAGCTATCAACGTCACCATAAGCGGAGCGAGTCCTGGTTCATTAGTGAAGGACAGTGCATTGTCAAATACACATTACGTGGACCCGACAGTACACTCAGAAGACTTTTAACCAAGTTTGATCGATTCGAGGTACCTTGTGGTATGTGGCACCAATTAATCAATACCGGTACAGAGCCCTGCCATATAGTTGAGATACAGTATGGTGAGGAGCCCAACGAGTTGGATATTGAGAGGATTGAGGAGTGACTGAACCGGTAAGAATATTCATAGGATCCTCATCAAACGGAGAAGATGCTACTATAGAAATAGCATACGAGCATTCGTTACGCAAGCATCTCCCGGATAAAGCCTCTCTCGATATTACCTGGATGCGACAGAGCCACGATGGTAACTCTCCTTGGGGTTGTTGGAGTACACAATCCTGGTCCACTCCCTTCTCTGGTTTCAGATGGGCCATTCCAGAGGTATGTGGCTTCGAGGGCCGAGCAATCTACACTGATTGTGACATGATAAACATGCGGGATATATCTGAGTTACTGAAGATCGACATGCAAGGTAAGCCAGTTGCTGCCAGAAGAGGAACCCGTTTTGGTGGCCACGAATTCTGCGTCATGGTCTTTGATTGTGCAATGTTTAAACAGCACTCGGTTCCTGTGAGTAGAATGAAGCCTGATCCTGAATCTCATCGTAGGATGATTACAAAGTTTTCAGGCAAAAACAATTTGGTTGCGGATTTAGATCCTCGTTGGAACTGTTTAGATGGTGAGGACCTAGCCATTGGTGATATGTGGCAGCTGCACTTTACTAACATGGCAACACAACCATGGAAACCATCGTGGTACAGCGGATCAATCCACGCTCATCCTCGTCCTGATGTAGTTCAAGCATATCACCAATGGTATGCAGAAGCCAAGGAAGCCGGTTATGATGATATAGCATTACTGGAAGCTCAGTCTAAATACTTACACAAATACAATATTATAGGGCGATAAGATGAAGGTCACAATATACGGGAAGTCGGCTAATGATCCCAAGTTCATGGACATGCTGATAAAATTCGCTATTGGAGTGGAGACTGTAGGTGATGAAGTATTCCTATCGTATGATGAGAAGTACCATGACTGTGACGTGGCAGTAATCTTCGGGTCCTGGAAGGACAGACCAGATACGCATCACAAAGTAAAAAACAGTATTGTAAACAACGCAAAGAACTTTATAGTAATTGAAACTCCACTTATTGGCCGCGGCCCCGTATCTAATGTAATGCAGGATGATTGGTACCGGATTGGACTCAATGGCTTCCTGGCAGATACTGGGAACTTTAACAACAAACACAAAGCCCGTGATCGGTGGAATATTGTGAGAAAGGGGTTGGATATTACTATCCCAGCTTATCATATGCAGAAAGGTCCGATTGTTATTGCCCTCCAGCTACCGGGGGATGCATCTCTCAAAGGGATAGGTATTGAACAATGGGCTCTCGATACAATAAAAGAAATACGCGCAGAAACTGATAGGGACATTATAG